TAAGAATTTAGTAGCTAGTCTTAAATAATAATTAGTTCTTTGAGCAAGTAATTCTGAATAACCTTCGTCAGTATCTTCCCAATTTCTACCCTCTTTTGGATTAATTGTTGACGCTAATTCCATTTGTGCATTAGTAGTAGCTATTTCATACGCATCAGCGTTGCTTAATATTTTATATTTATCAGACACGTCTTCACCTAATACTATTACGTTGTAAGTGTCAGCTCTTTTTTGTTGTTCTAATTCTTGTTTCTTAGCTTCATCTGGTTCTGCTTCAATTAATGGTTCCCAGTAGCTATTAATTTGTTCTACGATAAATTCTTTTTCACCTTTAGCTTTTAATTTTCCTATATCAAATTCTGCTTGTGCACCTGTTAGACTTGTAACTAAACCTTTTCTATCCTCTAATGCTTGTTGATAATCTTCTTCTATTTTTTGATCTCTTGCATCGATTGACGTTCCAAGATCCACACCTAATGAAGCAAGTGGTTTAGATGCTGTTGCTAGTGTACCTTTAAAACCTGATCCTTCTGAAGGAGCTCCTAATATTTCTAAACCTGAACTAGCTATTCTTAAATAATCACCAACAGTCAGTCCTTGTCTTTTTCTTTTTTCAGGCATAGGAATTTTTTCTTCTATTTGACTATAGATATCCATTACTTCATCTCCTGAAGCATAACCTTGTCTAAGTTGAGATAGTCCACCGCCCGCTCTTGAAACACGGCCGCCTCTAAACATTGGTCTTCTTAAAATTCTGCTCATTATTGTGGCCCAAATAATCCTCTAGCTGCACCAGCTAGACCTGCTGCACCTATACCTAATCCTAATAGTTGTTGAGTTGTGCTAGGAGGAGGTGTTGATTGAACTTGTGTTGCAGCTGGGAATCCACCAATGACTGATGCTAATTGTGGTCCAATTAATCCTAGTCTTGTGTAATCTCCAAACACTGCTTCTCTAGCTTGTTCTTGATCTGCTGCTAATCTAGCTTGATCAATTTGTCTTTGTTGTGCACCTAATTGAGTTTGGTATGTACCTAAACCTTGTTGTGCTTGTAAATCTGCTGCTCTTGCTTGTCTTGCATCTTGAAATCCTTGCGCTCTTATTTGTGCTTCCATTTGAGCTCGTGCAACATCTCCTGTTGCTTGATACTCACCCATAGCTGCTGCTTCTCTACCACCACCAAATGCTCCTGATCTTACAGCTGAGTCTCTTAATGATTGCAAACCTCTAGCTTGTTCTCTGTCTAGTGCTGCAAGTGATGCATCAATAACTTCTTGTTGATATGGTGAAGTGTAATCTGCAATAGAGCCTGCAGAAGGTGTTTGACCGGGTAACGCTGTGTTGGCACCTGTGCCAGTTAACTGACCAAGATTAGCTGCAGCTGTTGCTGCACCTGTTTCTAGTCCTGTTTGACCAGCAACAAAACCTCTACCTGTATATGTTTGTGTAGGTAATGCTTGTCTTAATAATCTAAGACCTTCGTTAGTTACACCTAGACCGGCTGCTTCTACAAAAGGTTCCCTATACTGTCGAGTTTCTGTTATTGCCATTATTTTTTACCTTTTTTTATTATTTCACCTTTTGGTCCTATAACATCTTTTTTTGCTGCTTGACCTTTACTTCTTCCTTTACTATAGTCTCTTAATCCAACACCACCTTTTTCATAAATACTTTTTTGTTCTTGAACTGCTTTCTTTTTTTGAGCTTTTCCTGATTTGACTGTACCACCTTTAAACTCTTTATTAGGGGTTTTTTTAATTCTTTTAACAACATTTTTAAGAAGAGCTTTTCCTAATCCTCTTACTGCTATTCCTGCTCCTACTACTAATGGTCCTGGCATTATACTTGTGCCTCCAATTTTTTCATTGTGTCATACATAAGATCTGCTCCCTTATCTACACTACCACCTCCAGCTGCTCTTACTGCATCTGCTGTAAATACAAATTCATTTTTAGAAAGTCTTGCAGGTACATCATCTGCTCTTTCTTTTGCACCCATAGGTACAAATCCACCACCTCTTAAATCCATTTCATTACCACCAAGATTCATAAGACCACCTTCAGCTTTACCTTTTCTTGTACCTTTTTTCTTCATGTCTTTTATAAGTTGTTTGATACCTGGATAGTCTTTTGCTTTACCTTTATATAAAACTCCTTCAGGCATAATCTTAATTATCTTACCACCTTTTTTAACACCCATTCTAGCTGCACCATAAGTAGTATTAAACCATTCTCTAAATGGTACTATTTGATGTTCCAGATCTAATTCTTTTAATTCAAAAACATAATTTCTATATTCGTCAATTAATCCTGGACTTACTTTCATAGCCATTAAAACTTCTACATCTGTTTCACCTTTTTCTGCCATAGGACCTATCTGAACTCCTTCTTCCATTCTAAGTTCGTCATCACCTACAAACTCTTCGTCCATCATTTCTACATCTTCAACATCTCCACCTCGTGCAAATCTTAACATAGGTGTAGGTTCTACATTTCCAAAAGGTCTACCAAATGCTTGTTCTAATCCACTTGTTGCAATTCCTAAATTGCTAGAAATACCTCTTCTACTTTCATCTCTTTGTTCTCTTTCATAATCTTCTTCAGAAGTATCTTCAAATTCTTTTCTTGCTAAATCTAAAGCTTTTTCTCTTGCCTCATCAGGATCCATTCCTGCATCAACAAATCTTTTTTCTACCATTACTATAAAATCTGTAGCTCTCGGATCAATTTTTCCTCCATTGTCATAACCTATTCTACCTCCGTCAGCTTTTTTTTCTGTTTGTTTTTTTCTTAATTTTTTTAAAATTTCATCCATGCCTTCTAAACCACCCTTCATACTTAGTTGCATCATTTCAGGATTTTCTTTAATTGTTTTTAATAAGGATCTTTTCTTTGCTCTACCACCTTTAGCCATCATACTTCTTATGTATTCATCTAACTGATCAAGTTCATCTAAACTTAACATGTTTAATGGTTTACCAAACACACTCATAGCTGCATCATTTCTTTCAGCTTCTGGGCTTGGATTAGATGCCATTCTTTTTATACCTGAGTCACTATCTTTTTTAGATTCCATTCCAACTATTTCATAATACTTGTCACTATCAAAAGCTATCTCTGCTGCTTCGTCATAGTCATAGCCTAAATATTCTAACATTTCTATTCTCTTGATATACCAATCAGGACCAGCCATAGGACCAATAGGAACTCCTTCTTCTTGTTTAAGATCAAAAGGTGTAAGAATTTCTTCATCCATTTCTTCCACTTCAAATTCTTCTACGTCACCACCTCTAGCATAGCCATATCTTGTTAACATTTCTTCAGTTTCTTGTTCACTATAACCATTGCTTATAAACATATCTTTTATTTGTTGTCTTCTTTTTGCTTTAAATTCTTTTGATTTTCTATCTTCTTCTTTTTCTGCATCATCTGCGTCTTCTGCTGCTTGCATACCTGCATCAATTGCAGCTTGACCACCAACAACTGTAGCTACATCTTTTAAACCAGAAGGACTTGCATATCTAGAAATGTAGTCTGTTATTCTTTCTCCCTCTTTACCTTTTTGTAAAAATTCTAATGTTTTACTATCTCCAGGCAAACCTTGAACATAACCTTCTAATGCTACTGGAGCTGCTGACATTATACCAGCTGTTGCTACATCTTTAAAATCTGCCTCATCATCTATAAGACCTCTAGTAATTGCACTAGTAAGAAACCTACTTTTAGCAGCAGATAGACCACCTATGCCTTGTAAACCAGGAATTAAAGCTGCAGCGTAAGGTACAAAAGGTCTTACCTCTTTAGGTATTAACTTTTTAATTCTACGTCTTATTCCTGAAAAAAATCCCATATTAAATTCCTATTATATTGTTGAAATGCAAGAAGGCAACTCTTGTATATATGCCGGTATCGTGCATTTTACTTGTTTTTTTACGCTTCGTCAATCTTCAATGTTAAAGTCAGCGCCTATCTTTATATCTTCTACAGTGATATTTACGTCTCTTCTAATGTGCTCTTTTTTAGTATCAGTATTAGCGTCGTTTATATCATCTTCGGCTTCTTTATCAGAAAAATATTCTTTGCCGGTTACTGTATTAGTTAAAGTTACCTCACATTTAGGCGTAATTACTGGTGTTCTTTTACCATTAATTGTTTCATACCTAACTGAGGCTTCTGTTTCGATAAATGGCATTATCTATCCTCCCTGTTAATTTCTAGTATTGATGCAACTACATCTATGTTACCACTAGCTGCTTGTACTTTTAATACTTCACTTTCTTCCATAACCAAAGGTTCTGTAATAACTTGTTCTTTTTCATTAGCAGATAAACTTACTAAATTATCTAAAACAAAAGCAGTTCCTGCTGCATTGGTTAATGTTACTTTAGCAGTAGCAGCTCCTGCTGCGTCTTCTGCTAATAAAATAGATTTAACAATAGCTCGTGAATTTGATGGCACAGTATATAAAACTGTATCAGCTGTGGTAGTTAAACTTAATTTTGCGTTTTGATATATATTTGCCATTAACCTAGTCCTAACCAAGTAAATCGTTCTTGGTCTTCTTTTTGTTGTGTTAAATATGTTGAGTTTAATTGTTCAATAATAGCATTTAATGCTCTATTAATTTGTCTTTGGTTATCCTCACTATATTCTTTTTTAGGTTCTGGTAATCTAACTACTACTTTTGTCATTTAACAATTCCACTTTCTAAGTGATTTAGATAATCTATCATCACCTGTATTATTACTAGGCTTTTGTCTTTTACGCATGCCTTTCATTCTAGCGCAAAAACTTTTTCTACGCTTGGCAGCTTTAGATCCTTTTTTTAATTTAGACGGTTTAGTTGTTACAGCAGTTTTTAATTTTGATCCAGGATTAGCTGCTCTATAAGAAGCAACTCCTTTTTTATTTAAACCGCCAGAAGGATTCTTACCTTCTTTTCTTTGCCAGGCGGGTGTTTTACCACCCGACGCCATAGCAATACGATTTAAATATGCTTTACCATATCCTCGTCTAGCTTGATCCATTATTTTTTCGCCGTCTTAGCTGATCTTCTTAAAGCTTTATCGGTAACAGTTCCTTTACCTTTTCTGCTTGTTCCAGCTTTTTTTCTTTTATTCATATAGTAGTAAAGACCTTTCTTAGCCGTTCTACCATCTTTTGTTTTATGATAACCTTTTTTCATGGTTTATCTCCTTCCATCTGGTTGCAGGTCTGCTTGAAAAGTTCCAAATCTCCAAGTCTCAGCTGACCCTGTATTTTCTATTTTAAGACTTGCATACCTACCTCTTGCTCTTGTGTCAACTTTAGTTGTACTTGTCGTAACAGTAAAAGGACTTAAAGTAGATGTTGTGTTTGGATCTGCAGGATAGTCTGAAATAGAAATTGTCATTACAGCATTACCTTGCAAATTTTTAAAATTAGGTAAAAATCTTCTCATTGCTAAAAAGTATTCTGCAGCTCCTTGATCTGTCTGCAAAGAAAAATTATATGATTGTGCAAAAGATGTCAATGTGGTTACACTTCCATCTGGATTAACTTGATCGGTCCCCGTTTCGTGTTCAAACAATACGCTTTGACCTAATCCTGATTCACCTATGATAGCAGGAAACGTGCCACTATTTGAACTATTGTACGCTGTAGCATAAGGTTTAGGATATACTAATGAATCCATCCAAGTAGTTCTTATTGCATTTGTATTTGTGCCTGTGTACCAATTACCCATAGGTAAAGGATTATTGTTTGTACCGTAGTTGTAAACTACATATCTATTATTAAAATCTGATCCTGATGTTGGATACCACCATGTAACTTCTGTAAACAAGTTATTAATACCTGCATTTATCTGTTGACCTTTTGTAGTTGCTGCATCATCATAAACATAATCCTCTACACTACATGGTAAAGTATTAACTGTACCATCAAATGAGAAAAAACCATTACTGCCCATCCAATAAGCAACACCATCAATTTCTATTGCAGCGTTCTTACCAATCAATCCACAGTTTGTACCTACTTGTTCAAAACCAAATGTAAATGGAGCTCCAACAAATTTCATAGTGTATAAGGCATTGTCCGTCCATACTAGAATATTTTCTTTTGCAACTAATGCACCCATAATTTTTGTACCATCTTGTAGTCTTTGCGATCCTGCAGTATTTGTAGCTAGAATAGTATAAGCATCAATATCTTCTTGATCAGAAAATCTTATAAACATATCGTCTTGAGTTGTAGGTGAACCAATTGTTACTTCTGTACCAAAATGAATTAAGTGTCTTGTAGTAGGCGATATTAAAGTAATTCTTGTAGCCGTTGGATTATTTGTAGTTGCAAATCCAGATGTTGTAGTTGATGCTCTTACTGTTAAAGGGTTTGTAGCACCAGCGTTCCATGTAAAAGTTTTGCCGTTAGCAATTGTTGCAACAAGAACTTGACCAAAATTACTTAATGACCAAAGACCAGGTTCAAGCGTAATTGTATCAGCTTCAACTGCGCTTCCCCATCCACTAAAATCTGTAGCATTTGTAACTGTGGCACCATTACTGTGAGCTTGTCCTGTCGTTCCTGAAACTGCAGTTCCGTTTGTACCTCTTGTTATACCTGTTAAATCAGAACCAGCTATGGCTGTATAAGTTATTAATTCTGTTCCTACGGCAATTGTACCACCACCTGTTGGAAAACCTGTTACTGATGTTAAAGTTATTGATGTACCGGATCCTCCTGTACCAGCAGTATCCGCGAGCAACGCTCCGTTTAAAGTTGTTGTTTGTGCACCTTGCACCGTACCACCGTATTGACTAATACCAAAACCATAACCATAAGTTTGTGCAGCAGGACCAACTTGTTCGTAAGGAATAATACTTGTGCTTCCACCAGAAGCTGAAGATCCAGAACTTGTAAAAGTTATAGTAAAAGTAGTTGATGTAGGAGTTGTTATTACTTGAAATAATTTATCTTCAAAATCAGATGCACTTAATCCTGTTCCACCAGGTAAAGTTACAGAATCTAATTTTATAATATCTCCATCACTTAATCCGTGAGAAGCAGAAGTTGTAATAGTTATTGTGGTAGTTCCGTTAAAAGTAAATGTAGCTCCTGTGATTGTAGTTTTTACAGGAGTAATGTCATGTAATTGTCCTTCAAAATATAAAAGTAAAAATTTATCTGTACCTATTCCAATATATCTATTACCTTCAGTATCTACAAAAGCGTGTTGTTTTCTAACAACACCTACAATAGAATCAGTAAGCAAAGATTGCCATCCACCAACTTTTTCTGGTAGTCCGTATCTCCATCTAACATTATCAGAATCAACCCAACGACCTATAGCGCCAACACTAGTGTCTTGTTTATCAACTCCAGGTGCGAATTTGATTTGAGTCAGAGCCATCTTTTTAGCTCCTATTGATTAGTAGATTTATACAGCCAACCTTTTGCAGTGTTAGCAAAAATTAAAGTTACACATTGATTATTAGTAGCAAGAGTATCGTTAGCAGCACTACCTTCTATATTAGAACCGTTTCTATCTATAATACAATTGTTTGTTGCAAAACCATTTGATGCTGAACCATCCATAATTGTTACTTCATCACCAACTGCAGGTGATGCAGGTAGTGTAATTGTTACTGGGTTAGCTACAGTGTCTACTACAATTTGATCTCCTGCAACTGCTGTGTATGCAACTTTACTTGCTGCAGTTACAGACGTCATTCCTTTTTGTAACATTCCTAAAGTTGTTGCTGGTACACTGCCTCTAGAATAAACTAAAGCTGTTGCACCTTCAGGAAGAGGTACTTGTGTAGATGCACTTTGACCTGTAGTTAATAAAGTTACAGTATAACTATCTGCAGCTCCACCTCTAGTAGTTCCATCTTCTACAAAAAATACTCTGTTTGCATTACCGCCTGATGTAGTTGGAGGCATAGCTAAACTTGCATTACCAGATAAAGTTCCGACAACTTTAATATAAAGATTTTTACCATTTGCGCTCGACGATCCGTCAGCCAAACTTAATGTAGTTGTGCCAGTGCTTAAAGTTACCTCTACATAACCTGAAGCTGCTGTTTGTAATAATTGTAAATTAGTATTTGTAATAGCTCCCCATAGACCAGCTTTTTCACCGGTTGCTACAAGTTCTATTGATAAATCTGTTGAATAAGTTGATGCCATATTAGTACGGTTTTATTGGTGTCCAAACCATTGTTGCTCCTGGTATTATATCATTCCACGTAATAACTCCTGGTTCTACTGTATCTAAAGATAAAGATACTTTGTCAGGATTTACATTTGCGGCTGCAGTTATTGTAACATTTCCTGTTGCTAACGTCAACGCGTTTCCAGTAGGAGAAACATTAGCGTCTGCAGTTACTGTTATAGTGCCTAAACCTAGTGATACTTGAGATCCTGTAAGAGGACCAACATTAGCTTGACCACTAATGCTTAATGTACCAAGACCTAAAGTTACTGAATTACCTGTTACAGATTCTACAATAGAATCAGCAATGATACCTACACTACCAATTGTAATACTTAATGCATTTTTTGTAACAAGTACATTTACACTATTTTCTGGTCCTGCAGAAGATATGGGTAATCCTGATATTGCGTCAAATCCTAAACTCATAAAAATTCCTTAAAAGGGGACAGTAGGTATGTGGTGGTGTACTGCCCCCATCTAAGAATTATATCATCGTTTAAACCAAGAGGGAAGACCTAAATGTGGACGAGTATCGAACATATTATTTCTTGCTCCTGGTGTTTTACGATTATTATAATGCAGAAAAACTTGTACGCATTCTTTACCTTTAAACTTTTCTCTCCAATGTTCTAATTCACAACCTCTATAAACTAACATATCTCCTTGTTTAAGATCTACTTTAATACCTTTTTTGCCTAATTCTCCTGATGGCTCTAAATATATAGGCCAATCATCACCAGCAAGATTCATAGTAGTTGATATCTCACAACTAAATCTATCTTTATGTCTTTTAAGTTCATCACCTTTTT